CCCGCCATGCTCATTCTTATATCATAATAATGTAAATCTAAATCAGATACTCCGCTCCAAGTTAAAGAGGTACCTGCAGTAGAGTCATTAACTACAGTAAACTTAGTTGGATCAATTATCCAATTATTTCCATCTGAACTCCATATACCTACACAACTAGAACCCGTCCAATAATGCCCTAATGTCCCACATTTGGTGGCATCCGTTATAAGAACGGCAGGAGTTCCTTCAGTTACCCCTGTTGATTCACAGACTGTTTGGTCATTAATTGCAACATTACCTGGTCTCCAGCTACATAGTCCTTGACCTGTACAATCTGAAGTTGTTTTTAGATAACTTATTCTACCACCAGTTGATGTCTCACAATAACTAGTTATAGAAGAAGGGGGCTTACTTAACCCTACTAAAGTAGTAGAGAATGTAGTAGTCACCGATCTTTTATTAGTAAGCACACTTTGTGCGGTAACTCTAGCTTCATAAATTCCAGCAACTGCGTCTAATACTTCTATTTCTAAGAATTCAGTATCGCCTAAATCAATCCAAGCTCCACCGCCAACTCTGTACTCTACAGCATATGATCTGACGAAAGAGAAATCTTTTGGAGGCTGCCAACGTATAATAGCTTTATTCTTTACAGAACCATCAGAGCTCTTGTAAGGTGTTTCATATATGTCTAAATCTGAAGGAGGTGGAGTTCCGTCTGTAATATTAGGTATACGACTGATACTTATTTCTTCTAAGTCTTCAAAGTCTAACTCTTCTTCTATTACTCTATACTTATCAGCATGGTATTCCATTGTTAATACTTCATACTCGTGTTTTTTTGCTTCTTTAACTCCTAGAACTCTCCATACCTGAGCTTCTACTATACCTACTTCTTCTAATAACCACATATAGTCTGCGTTAGGAGTATTAGTTAGTTCGTGATGATACTTTAGGCTGTCTCCTACAGAGGCAAACCCTGAGTAACCTAATACAGTTACATGTTTATCATCTACTACATTATCAATAACTGCAGTATTTCCTGTAGTAATATTAGTTATAGTTCTACCAAGGAATCTATGGGAGAAAGATATATCAGTATCATATACATCAATACCTCCAGTACCTGTAGTAGCAGTACTAGTTTCTGGTTTTATATCTATAGCTAATGCAGGACTAGCTGTTATATCTACAGCATAGTTTTCTATAAACATATAAGGAGACCACTGTCCTCCATCTGATATACAGATTTCCTTTGGATCTACTGCTCCTGTAGGTGTAAAAGGTTCATATAGTTCTCCGGCATGAGGATGTGCTACTCCTGGAGAGGTTTCTTGTGGCTGTAAACAACCGTTGTCAGTATGTATTACATTTAAGGTAAAACCAGATCCCGTAGGTATATTTAAAGGACTATCTAATATAATATTAGATTTTGTTGACCCTGTCTTTATTCTACCACCATATCTATTACCCGATCTAGTAGGATCAGCTACTTTTATTAACTCTCCCGGTTGTAAAACAGCAGCTTCTATACCTGCTTTAAATACTAGTGTTTCAGTTTCTAAAGTATCAGTAAATAGAGTCCATAGCCCTATTCTATGAGCTTGTCCTCTTGAAGTACACCCAAATGAGGTAATATCTTCTTTTCTTATACCGTATCTTTCAATCCCGACCCTGTCTTCTACATACTCTATCTTTCTTTTATAGAAGTCTTTAGGGTCATTCCAAGATACTAAAGCTACAGTTTTTCTAGCTTTCTGGGCTGTTCCTGAATAAGTGAACTCTCCATTTATAGTATTAGCTGGAGTAAATAATTGAGTAGGCTCTTTAGGAGAATCTTGTACAGCTACAAGCTGCCCATGTGCCCAGTAAGACATTCCTCTAAATGCAAAAGCCAGATCTTGTACTACTTTAATAGCTTCTTGTTGTTCTTGTATATAAACATTAGTAGCAAAGCGCGGCTCCCAAAGAACACTACCTTCTACTTTAAATCCTGATTTAACTCCTACAAACTTACCCTCGCTATCTACTGCATCACAATATCTAGCTATTTGATATAAAGACCATATATCTATTTGATCTTCTTGTATATATTCGCCTAATCCATATCTTTTGTTAGTTAATAAGTCATAGTAAATCCATACTGGATTACTGGTCCACATAGTTTTAGTCATGCTTCCATCAAAGTAACCTTCGTATAAAATATCTCCTGGAGCTACTCCTAGAGTCCAAGTACCTCCACGTTTTGCAACTCCTGCGGCACCAGATCCTCCTGCAATAGAAACTACTGTTCCGTCAGCTAAATAGCCTACTCCTGGTTCTGTAATATCTACATCTGCAATACCTATAGTAGCACTGCCAGAAGCGCCGGTTCCTCCTCCTATATCAAAATCTATAGAAGGAGCAGAAGTGTACCCAGATCCGGCATTAGTAATATCTACTCCCGTTACTGCACCTGTGTCACTTACTATCGCTGAGCCCTCTGCAGTTACTCCACCATCTGGTGGGGAGTCAAATACTACAAACTCACCGTGTACATAGTCAGATCCTCCAGCACTTATAGAAACTGAAGTTACTCCTATTACTACAGTACCTTCTGCAGTTTTATCATCTGCTAAACCAGCTGTAGGGGCTGAAAAAGTTATTAAATCCCCTTCGGTGTACCCAGAACCAATACTACTAAACTCAACGCTAACTATACCGGTACATGTAGCTCTAGTAGTGTATCCTCTATTAGTACAATGACTAGTAGGTTCGTATCCATTATAATTGTGAGGGACTCTACATTTTATACCTCTAATATGGTATGCTCGTTTAGGGATACTACTAAATTGTCGAGCGTTTATACGAACACCCATTAAGGCCGTATTAGGATAGCTTAATTTATTATCAATTATCTTGGTATAGCTTTCCCAGTATATAGAATCTTGAGTAGCACTATCAGCTGCTGCTTTAGTTATTCTTACTACCCTAATACTTACTTGATAAGTGTACGCTCCTGATACTTTAAGCGCTCCAAGTTCTATTCTATGTTCTCTTGTATATTTAGTAGTAGTTTTACCATCAAAACTAGAAGCTACGATTTCATTAAAAGAGCCTCCATCCGTAGATATCTGTATTGAATACTCTACCTTAGCACCATGAATATCTCCATTTTCCTTATCTTGCTTAGTTAGCTGCGATACAGATAATGTTACTGTAACGGCATCTAGGTTACCTTGATTAATAGTTACAGGTCCGGGAGCCCCTACTCCTCTTTTTACCTCTATACCAACAGCCGTCTGACCTCTTATACCTCCAAAACCAGGTATAGAAGGCTGAGTTTGAGTACCCATCATACCATAAGTATCTACTCCGTCAAAGTTATATTTACCATTTCCATTTAATAAAGAAGTTTCATTAAAGAATATACTTCTATGTCCATCTACTAAACCGTAAATTTCTCCCTCAGAGATAGCATCTACTATCTTTGCATATTGAGCTGAGTGTAGAGTATCTGGATCTTCTACCGCTTGACGAGCTTCTCCGCCTCCGCCTTTACCGCCGCCGCCAGATCCTCTAATTAAATATTCATCCACCACTTGATTCCTCCGAAGTAACTGAGGCACTTATTAAAGCCCCTCCCACTATTAACTCCCCATAACATACAGGTATAGGTAGACCTTGAGCTTGAGTATTAACTGGTCCATCAAAATTATAAGATTGTCCATTATCTGGCCCATCATTTGTTATTGGTTTTTTAGGTTTAGGAGCTAACATTGCTGCTGCACCATTAAACATTAACGACATACCCATGTTCATAGCAAATTTACTAAACATACTTCCTGTAGTTAAGCCTAAACCGCTAAACATAGTATTCATACCCAGTGTCCATTGAGCGCCAAATGATGCTCCTGGCCCTAATAATGCCATTCCTGCAGTATTGCCCAGTGCTGCTAAGTAAGGAGCAAATACAATTAGAGCCCCTAATATTAACATCATAAATCCGTTCTTTTTTGAACCATGTATTACAGGTAAAAAGGTTAAATCTTTAGACCCTAAAGGGTCCATCAACTCTTTATCACTAATGTCTGAATCTCCTACGAGTATATG